GCTCTCCTGCAAGAAATCATTGGCTGTAACAGCGCCCTTGGTCTTCTCGGCGATCAGGGTCATGGTCGCCTTGCTGGGCCAGATGTCGCCCTTGCAATAGGCGCTGATCATCTGCGGCGTGACACCGATCTCGGCGGCGAACGCCCGCTTCTGCATCTTTGTGAGGTCGAACCATTCAGCGAGTTTCATGGCAGCTTTTATAGCACGGCAAGAATTATGGTCAAGCAATAATTATAGTCGGGCTGAATGGTGGTCTTGGCTGGCCGAAATAGAATTGCCGCATGGCAAAAAAGGTAGTTCCACGCTTCAAACCCCAGCGCCGCCCGACATTCTTCCGGGCGTGGCGGAAATACCGAGGCTATACCCTGGAACAGGCGGCCGAGGCTTCCGGCATGAGCATCGGGAACATTTCAGCTATGGAGCGCGGCGCCCAAGGCTATACGCAGGACGGCTTGGAGGCTCTGGCAGCCGCTTATAACTGCACGCCAGGCCAGCTTCTGACCGTTGACCCCGAGAATAGCGACATCTGGTCTATATGGGAGACGGCCAAAGTCGGGGACCGGCAAAAGATCGTAGAAATCGCCAAAACAATAGTGGGCAAGACAGGGACAAATTAGGCCCGAATCAGACCGTTCGCTCGCAACCCGCTGGAACAGCGGGTTTTTGCGCGCCCAAAAATAATTTCGGCTGGACCATAATTCTAGCTTGACTATAATTCTTGCGCTGCCATAATCGCCCCATCAAATCGACGGGGAAACGACGCAAATGCTCGAACAGGTCCGCAAGCACTATTTTCCGGCGAACGACGAAACGGTCATCACCGGCCTTTGTCCGAACGGTGAGTTCGGCGCGTACCTTGAGCGCGAAGACGGCCGGGTCCGTGGCTACGGCCATTCCCGCCTCGCTGCAATTGCGGATCTCGTTGAAAGCCTCGACCTCGACGAAGAGCCCTTCGACCACGAAGCGGCCCGCACCGATCACATCGTCAGCCTGCGCAGGGAGGCGTGAGATGTGGTGCGCTCACTGTCAAGGCGAAGGCACGCTCTACACCTCCCGCTACGGCGGAAATGATCCCGACGTTTATCCGGTGGGTAAGTGCGAAGCATGCGACGGCAGCGGAAGTCAGCCGTGCGAAAATCATGGCTGCCCTGAGTTAGCGGTTGGCTTCAACGATGACGGTGAGGCCCTTTGCCAAGACTGCCTCATGTCGTGGGCAACCAATTACGGCGAGGACGCATGATGGCTGAGATCGTCCAACTTAAGCGCAAGGTCCGCCCTCTGCGAAAGACCTATCAGCCGAGCGCACCTTACGAGGTCGAGCGCATTGACAACGACGACGGAGAGATTGTTTTCGAGGTCATGGATATGCGGCCGGATACATATCGCCGCGTCTGTTTCACGGGCGATGATTTGGGCCGCAACGGCTACGCCAAGCACGACGCAGAGCAGATCGCTCGCGGCCTCAACCTGCTTGTTCAATACGGCAAAGAGAGCCTTCCGAAGGTGAAGGACAATGATTTCGCAGACCTGGGGGATGATGATGACGACGATTTCTGACATCTACGCCGCGATCAATCCGCTTCCCGTCATGCTCAGCGCGAAGGGCAAAACGAGACCGGAAGTCCACTTTGAGATTGAGGCAAACGCTAGCCTCACGATCAGCTTGAAGTGGCATAAATTCGGCGGCGGCGATTGGGATAACGAATATGAGTGGTGCCGTGGCGACACCTTCGACGAAGCGCTCGCGAAAGCCGTCAAGTTCATTGACGAACTTCCGTCCGCTGAGGAGGCGCGTCTCCACGCCTTCATGGGCAAGCTTGGCAGCTTGATTGACGCGGGACGGTCGGAAGGCATCGCCGTCGATTACCTCAATCCGCTCCTCGATACGATGAAGCGCCTCTCCGAGAACGTCATAACCTATCAGCCGGGGGGTGCAGCATGATCCGCGCCCTCGCAGAACTCACATCTCTCGCCATCTTCCTCTCGATGATCCTCGTTGTCGGAGTTGCGCTGCAATGACGAACCAGCAGTTTGCCGATCAGCTTCTCGCCCATTGGCAACTCCTCTGGCCGCTTCCGGCAGCGGAGCGGATCAAGATCATCGACGAGCTGAGGCTCGATTACGAGTTCGAAGAGCAGCTTTCCGCCGTCTCGGTCGAGATGGCTAACCCGGAGTTTGTGTGATGTCACTGCCCGCTGAGAACGTCCGCCAGATCGAGCCGCAAGCGCTCGTCACCATGACGCCGATGGACATGCTGGCTCGGGCCGTCCAGTCCGGTGCCGATCTCGACATGATCGAGAAGCTGATGAACCTGCAGGAGCGGTGGGAAGCCAGCAATGCGCGCAAGGCGTTTGATGAAGCTGTCGCCGCTGCAAAGGCCGAAATTCCGGTGATCGTCAAGAACGCCAGCAGCCACAACAGCAAATATGCTGACTTCGCTGCCATCGCGCGGGCCGTAGATCCGGTCCTTTCGAAGCATGGCATCCGCTACCGCTTCCGCACCCATCAGACTGATAAATCAATCTCTGTTACGTGCGTACTCACCCATAAGGACGGGCACGCCGAGGAAAACACCCTTACCGGCCCGGTAGACGCCACAGTGGGGAAGAACCCCATCCAGGCCATCGGATCGACGCTGACCTATTTGCAGCGCTATTCGCTGGTTCAGGCTCTCGGTCTAGCCGCCTCAAGCGATGACGACGGTGCCGCAGCCGTTGCCGGCGGCACGATCACGCTTGAGCAGACCGAACAATTGCTCGCGCTCGCCGACGAGGTCGAGGCCGATAAGGAGGCGTTCTGCCGATATTTCAAGGTGGACGGCATCGCCCAGCTCAAGGCTAAGGACTTCGATCGCGCCATTGCGGCCCTCAACAAGAAGCGGAAGGCGTGACATGACCGAGATCATCCAGGGATCGCCGGAATGGAAGGCGTTGCGTTGCGGAAAGGTGACGGCATCTCGCGTGGCCGATGTCGTCGCCAAGACAAAGACCGGATACTCGGCATCGCGCGCCAACTATCTGGCGCAGCTCATCGCCGAGCGCCTGACCGGCTCGCCGGCAGAGACATACACGAACGCGGCAATGCAGCACGGCACCGAGACGGAGCCGGAGGCGCGAGACGCCTATAGCTTCTATCAAGGCGTGACGGTCGAGCAAGTGGCGTTCGTTCCCCATCCGAAGATTGACCAGGCTGGTGCCAGCCCCGATGGCCTGGTCGGCGCGGATGGCTTGGTCGAGATCAAGTGTCCCAACACCGCGACGCATTTGGAGACGCTTCTCGGCCAAGCCGTTCCCGCCAAGTATATCGACCAAATGCAATTCCAGATGGCCTGCACAGGTCGGAAGTGGTGCGACTTCGTTTCCTACGATCCGCGCATGCCGGAGCATATGCGCTTGTTCTGCAAGCGTGTGCCGCGCGACGACGCGCGCATCAACTTCCTCGAAACCGAGATCGCTGGCTTCCTTCTCGAGATGGCCGTGAAGCTGTCCGAGCTCAACTCGATCTATGGCGAGAAGGAAGCGGCATGACCAACACCCGCGCCACTGTCCAGATCAAGACCAAGGCCGATCGCAATCTGATCGCTCGCTGGGCTGCCGGCGTGCCTGAGGGGACAACCGTGGAGTTTCGCGCTCCGCGCCGGTCGAATGACGCGAACGCTATGATGTGGAGTCTCCTCAGCCAGATCGCAAAGCAGGTTGAATGGTATGGGCAGAAGCTAACGGCGGAGGACTGGAAAGATATCACCAGCGCGTCTCTTCGACGTTACCACGTCGTTCCAGGTATCGACGCTGGGACTGTCGTACCTCTTGGGATGCGAACATCTCAGATGACCAAAGAGGAGATGACGGCTCTCATTGAGCTAATCATCGCCTTCGGCACTGAGCGCGGCGTGAAATTCCGTGAGTTCGAGGACGTGCCGAGTGGCATTCCCTGCCCCACGCTCGGCGCTAGCGGGGGCGACGCAGAGGTGATGCCTGCGTCGTCCCCGCGCAGGGAGGTCGCATGACCGCATCCCGCATCGTTCGTCCCGAAACGGCTTTCTCCGTCGCCTCTACCAAGCAGCGCCGCCCTCGCGTTGAGGACAAACAGCATTTGTCATTCATTCGCGGATTACGCTGCTGCATCTGTGGCGCTCCGAATCCTGATGCAGCTCATATTCGCGCCGCTGCCATAATCTATGGCAAGCGCGAAACTGGCGGCGGCGAGAAAGCATCTGACAAATGGACTGTACCACTTTGCCGACTGCACCACGACGAACAACACAGCCAAGATGAGCTTCGATGGTGGGCTATGAAGGGAATTGATCCGTTTGGACTTGCGCTCGCGCTCTATCAGGCGAGCGGAGACGAAGAGATTGCAGACGGAATCCTGTGCGCTCATCTGACGAAGAGCGCCTGATGCAATTGATCCTCCTCATAGTCTGCATTGGCGCCTTGCTAGGCGGTCAGTTCT